AGAAAGATTTCAAGACCTTGCACAGAGAGCAGGTATTGCAAACGTATTCTTTGAAGCAGAACCTACATTGAGAGCGATGAATGCAGCTATGCAAAGCCTAACTTTGTTTGATGAATTTGATTTAGATTTACAAGATTTCTTACCAGACTCTGACCCAGAAGGTCAATCAGCATTACCACCTACGCCAATGCCTAATCAACAAGTGGTTCAGACTGCAGCTATGCCAGCAGCAGGAGTCATGAATCAGGGATTGACGCCGGTTGAAAATGCCTTATTATCTGAGGAAGAGAAACAAATTAAACTAAGATCAAGAGGATTGGCATAATGCCCAAAAAAGATTTAGCACTAGAGAAAATAGAATCACATGAAAAGCTTTGTCGTATTATGCAAAAAGCAACACATGATAAAATCCACAATCTACAAGATCAAATAAACAGAATTGAAAAAATATTTTTAGTAGCAACAGGCGCATTAATGTCAGGTATGGCCGGTGTTATAATTGTATTATTACAAAAACTGTAATTTTTTGGGAGGTTGGGCACTCAGCTGCCGGGATTGATTATAGTGGGGACTATAATCGCTATATCCATTCTTTAAAACCTTCATCCATAATTGTATTAGCAATATTAACTTTATTACGAAGAGCTTTAACTATTCTTTCATCAACAGTATCTTGAGTCATGATATCAATATAAGTCATTTTTTTAGTCTGACCTATACGATCAATACGTGCTTCAGACTGTTGACGTTTCTCTAAATCATATCCATTCGAAAAATAAATCATATTACTTCCAGCAGTTAGTGTAATACCATAACCACCTGTATGAGTAGTTCCTACAAAAAATCTACACTTGTCATCATTTTGAAATTTCTTTATGTTAGCTGATCTTGAATCTGTATCTGTTTGACCATAATAATCTACAACAGAGTCATCACCATATACTCTTTTAATTTCTTTAATTATTCTTTTTACATCATGTGTGTAGTGAGACCATATAATAGTTTTACCTTCTATCTTCTCTAAAATATCCATAAGTTCGTTTAATCTTTGGCAAGGTAAATCTTTTATTGTACCATCATCAGAAGTAAAATGTCCACAAGTAATTTGATGTAGTCTCATTAGTTGAGTCATAACAGTTGCTGATGATTGCATCTTACCATCTAAAAAAGCTATTGCTTCTTTTTTCATTTGTTGATAAACTTTTTGTTGCTCTTTTGTAAGTTCAACATAATGCTTGACATAACTTTTTTCAGGAAGGTCTAAACAATCTTCTTTTAATATTCTTTTAGAAAAACCTTTTATTTTTTCTGATAACTCACCAAGATTTCTATAGCCTACAACAATTTCTACTTGACGACCATTGACCTGTATTTTTTTACAAATAGAATATCTTGCTTTAAATGTATAATAAGATTGTTGGTCCAACAACCAAGGATCTAAAAATTGACACTGTGAATATAAATCTAAAGGTGATTTAGTTACAGGAGAACCTGTTAATATTCTTCTATACTTACAATGTTTACTTAGACTTAAAATATTTTTTGTTCTGTTTGATGTAGGTGTTTTGATAGTAGTTGCTTCATCAATAGCAACCATTGATTTTGGATGCGATGCTAAAAATTTATATGCAAAATCAGATCCATTACCTGAACTAAATGACTCTACATTCATTATTAAAATGTTTAAATGTGAACCTGGTTTAAATAAAGTATTTAAAAGTAACTGTTGTTTTTTTGATTTATCTGATGTCTTCCAAAGAACAATATTTGTATCTACATGATCAGGTAAGTGTGTAGGTATTTCAGAGTCATACCAGTTTTTATAAACACCTTTTGGTGCTATCAATAGCAACGCATTTATCTCACCTTTATCATATAAGATAGCTGCATTATCTAATAATACTTTAGATTTTCCCGTACCCATCTCCATAAAGTACGCAAATACTTCTTTATCCCACGATGCTTCTAATGCATCTAATTGATGCCCATAAGGCTTAGTTTTAAATTTATAGTTCATAGTTTGCTTTTTCTTTCTAAACGTGTATATAAGTTATAAAAGTATAAAAGTCAATGAGCAAAGTTTATTTAGTACAAGACATTCCTGTCGACAGAGAAAGTGGTCAACCCAAATACAATGTAATGGGTGCACAAAAGTATGGCGAAATTACGGTCATGCTTCCGGCAAAAGCTCAAATGATTTTTTCACCCGGTCCTTTAATATTTCAAATAAGAGATAAGTTAAAAAATTTTACAACCGACGATTATTTATTGTTGTCGGGTGATCCTGCAATTATTGGCGTGACATGTTCAATAGTTTCTGATATGACTAACGGCAAATATAAGTTGTTGAAATGGGACAGACAGGAAAAAACATATTATCCAATCGAGATAAATATTTTTCAAAACTAGTTGACAATATAAAATTATCCTATATATACCTTTTACGAAAGGTAAAATTATGAATATAAATTTAAGACAGGATGCGCCTGATCAAACTGATAAAGTTGATGTCAATGAATTATCAGAAGCGATAGAACAATTTAAATCTGTTGGTGCACAGATATTAGCAACAGAAATAAAATTAAAAGAACTTAAAGACCAAGAAAAATATATTGGTGAACATGTTATTCCAGACATAATGGAAAAACAGAATTTAAAAACTTTGAAACTAAAAGATGGTTCTGAACTATCAATAGGTAAAAAGTTTTATGCTTCCTTTAGAGCAGAAAAAAAAGAGGAAGGTATACAATGGCTTCGAGACAATGGCTTAGGTGATATTGTTGATAATAACATCACAGTAACATTTGGCCAAGGCGAAGATAACAAGGCTGTCGAATACGCTAGCCTTGCGAGGGAGCGTGGCTATGAACCAACTCAACAAGAGAAGGTTCACCACGCTCGACTCTCTGCAGTAATGCGTGAATGGAAAGAAAAAGGTAATGAAGTTCCCGCTGATCTGTTTAATACACTAGAGGGAAACCGAACTAGTGTAACTAATAAAAAATAAACTAATAAAATACTAAACTAATAAAGGAGTAAATAGTATGGACAAACAAGTCGTAAAAAAGAATAGTGCAGGTGCACTAGCATCTCTAAACCTTAGAGCCGATTCTGGTAAAGGTGCAGAGGAAATCAAATCAGATGACGTATCAACACCGATTCTGAAAATCTTACACCAACTATCACCAGAGTGTAACTCAAGAAGCCCTAAACATGTAGAAGGTGCTGAACCAGGAATGTTATATTCTGCTAGTTTTGGTAAACCTATGGACGGGGAGAAAGGTATCGAAGTTATTATAGCACATACACAAACTAGATATCCAGAGTGGCAAGAGATGGGTGATAGTCCATCAGCACCTGTTGGAACACATTTAACCCCACCTGCTGATGCAAAAGAAGAAATGCGTGGTATAAAATATAGATTATCTAATGGTAACTATATTGAAAAAACTATGTACTTCTACATTATTGTAATGGTAGATGGTGCACCAAGAAAAGCGGTGATCACTATGAGATCATCTAATCTTACACCGGCAAGAAAACTAAATGATCTTATTTCTAATTTAAGAATGACAGATGATAAAGGTTCTTTTCAACCGGCAGCATACTCTGCAGTTTTTAAATTACAAACTGTAGAAAAAAATGCAGGAGATAAAACTTGGCATGTATATAAACCATCAATATCTAAGATGTTAGATGTATCTGATGAAAAAGATGCAGCTATATACATGATGGCTCAAGAGTTTCAAAAACAAGTATCTGCGGGTTCAAGCAAACCTAAGTACGAGAAAGTTGGAGAAACAAAATCTGAAGAGATTATCTAATTCCCCAAGGGGACACTTGCAAGAAAAGGCAGGGCCGGGAGACTGGCCCACCTTTATTAATTAAAACAGGATGACAAATGAAAGAATACATAGAATATTTTAGTGGACTAACTCGAAGTTATGGTGTCTGCAAAGTTGATGACGGTTACATAGATCAAGAAACAGGAAAGAAAAAATGGAAACATGAATGGACTAAAGAACCGGTTACAGATCAAGATTACTTAGATCATTTAAAAGGAATTAAATCAATTGGAATACAACCATGTACCGATGAAGGTATGGCAAGGTTTGGTGCAATTGATGTGGATAAATATCCAATAGATAAAAAATTTTATCTTGATGTCATCCAAGATAAAAACCTACCAATAATACCTATATTATCAAAGAGTGGTGGATTGCATTTATATGTGTTCACCACTCGGTTGGTTAGAGCAAAAGAGATACGAAGTTTTTTAGAAGAGTTATTGGTTCCATTTAAATTACCGCATGCAACAGAAATATTTCCAAAACAAACACAGTTAATATCAACTGATGGAACAGTATCTAATGGTAATTTTATAAATCTACCATACAACGGCGACGATAGAAAAGCATTAGATATAGATGGTAGTCAAATGCCATTTGAAAAATTTATACAAACAGTTGGATTAAATTTAGTAGATCCAAAAGATTTTAAAAAAATAAAAGAAAATATAATTTATTCTGAGTTAAAAGGTGGTGGAGAAGAATTTGAAGATGGTCCACCGTGTTTACAAAAATTAACTAAAGAAGTTATGACCTTTACAGATGGTAGAGATAGATTTTTATACAACTACATGGTCTTTGCTAAGAAAAAATATACAGACAGTTGGCAAAAAATGGTATTACAAGCAGGTAGAAAGTATTTTTCTTTTGATGAGCATTGGACAGATGATCACATTAAATCTAAAATAAAAAATTGGGAGAAACAAAAGAAAGGTTTTACTTGCACAGATCCACTACTAGAACCAAACTGTATGAAAGCATTATGTGTAAAAAGAAAGTTTGGTGTATTAGCAGGGGAGAAAACAAACTATCCAACATTAAGTAACTTACAAAAAATAAATATTAAACCTAGTCCAGAGTGGAGAGTAACTGTAGAGAACGCTGAAGAGAATGAAACAATACAGTTACATTGTAAGAATACATATAAATTAACTCAAGTACATGAATTTAAAACGGTGTTATTTGAACAAGCTTTGATTGTAGCACCATCAATTAAACAAGATCAGTTTGATGAAATATTAAAATCAATTAGTGGTAAAGATAAAATAGAAATTATAGAACCTGCAGAAGGTACAAGTCCAATTGATATACTTAAAAAATTATTGGAGAAACATATATACGGGGCTCAGGCTACAAACTATATGTCATTTGAAAGTGGTAGACCTTTAGTAGAAGGTGAGTTTGCATGGTTTGTGTTTGATAAATTCTTTGACAAATTAAAAAACGAAGAATGGAAATACGATGCACAGAAAACATCTTATATGATTTCACATGAACTATTTAATAATGAAGATAAAGATCAAAACAGAAGAGCTTTGTTTGGTAAACAAAAAAGATTTCCAGGTCAAGATGATGAAGGTAACTATTTCAAGGCAATAAGAACTGCAAGAATACCTTTACATATTTTTGAAAAACCAGAGGAAGTAAAAGAAACTATAGAGATAGAAAGTCAAGATAATATTGTATGATTTATAAATATTATGGTCCTCCAGGTACAGGTAAGACGTATAAATTAATTAGTAGAGCCAAAGCTTATGTCAGAAAATATAAAATACCTTTACATCGTATAGGTTATTTTGCTTTCACTAAGAAGGCTGCAGAAGAAGCAAAACAAAGAATGCCATTTGAAAATAAAAAATTAAGATATTTTAAAACACTTCATGCTTTAGCATTTGAATGTATTAAAGTTGATGATTTAAATATTAGTCAAGAAGATATTATGCAACCCTATCACTACGAAGAGTTTGGTAGAAAATTAAATCTTCAAGTAAAATTTTATGATAGATATAATAAAGATGAGTCTTTTTATTTAGGTTTTGAAAATCCATACTTTCAAATAATAAGTAGAGCAGTAAATAAATGCACAGACATTAGAAAAGAATTTGATTTAGAAGAACACGATCCAAGAAATGTAAACTGGAAACAATTAGATCATATCTACAATAACTTATTGGAATATAAATCTAAAAAAAAACTATTAGATTTTAATAACATAATTCAAATTTTAACAGATCAACCTGAGAACATACCAGAGTTTGATGTTATATTTATTGATGAAGCTCAAGATCTTTCACCATTACAGTGGAAACTATTTGATATTTTAAAAACAAAAACTAAAGATATTTATTTAGCAGGTGATGATGACCAGGCTATATTTGCGTGGGCCGGTGCAGATGTAAAAAGATTTATTGAAGAACCTGCAAAAGAAAAAACATTAATTTATTCAAAAAGAGTATCTAAATCAATTCAATTACAATCAACTATACCTATCAATAATATTGTAGGAGCTAGAAAATTAAAAAAGTATTACCCTAGAAACTATCAAGGTAAATGTGAAGAGATATATAATTTAGATGAGATAGATCTAACTAAAGGTAAATGGTTAATTATAACTAGAACAGTATCTAAGCTTTTGAAAATACAAGATATGTTAATAGAAAAAGGTTTATATTTTGAAAGTAACAGAGGCAAAAGTGTTAAGGTTACAATGTTTAATGCTATGAATAGTTACAATGAATGGCGTAAAGGTAGAGAGTTAACTGAAGAAGAATTAAAAAATATAAAAAATTTTACAGGAGATGTAAAACTAAATAAAAACAAAACTTGGTTTGATGCATTTAAGTTAGAAGAAGATGTTAGTAAAGAATATTTATTACGTCTTTTAGAAAACAAAGAAAATTTAAAAGAACCTGCAAGAATATGGTTATCAACTATACACGCTATAAAAGGTGGAGAGCAGGACAATGTGATTCTATGTTTGGATATGGGCAAAAAAATTATTGAAGCCATAAAACAAAGTCAAGACAAAGCAGATGAAGAACATAGAGTTTGGTACGTAGGAACTACAAGAGCACGTAACAATTTATATAAAATAAAACTAAACACATCAAGAAAGGGTTACCAGTTATGACAAATAAAGATATGTTCGATGAAGCATTTCCACAAGATAAGCAGATAGGTGGGAGTCACTACAAAGACTTTCACATACAGCCGTATGAATTTATTTCTAAGAATGAACTTTCCTTTTTCCAGGGAAACGTTATAAAGTACGTGTGTAGATACTTGAATAAAAATGGAATTCAAGATTTAGAAAAAATAATTCATTATTGTGAATTAGAAATAAAAAAGATGAAAGACATGGTTAAAAAGAAGTGAATCTATTTGCAGTGCATGATTTATTTTTTTATA